CCGAGGGCCGTCACTCCCTTGATAGGGTCGTTCAGCGCCTTGCCTACCTGAACAGTCGCGCTCGTTAAATCCGTTCCTAAACGAGTAGAGAGGTCAAGTGTGGCCTGTTGCGCGCGGTCAAATTCTTTGCCTGTGATGTTTGTGAACGTCAGCATATTTGCTGTCACGTCCTTCAGGATTTCGTCGTCGTCAAACAAGCTCACGCGCTGCAATCCATCAGCCATTGCTTCCAATTCGGAAACGGATTTTCCAGCAGCACCGCCGGTCGACTTGACAGCCGCTTCCACCTGGGCGATGGCCTTGGCGCTGTCCACCGCGTTCTTTGTGGCGACAGCTCCGAAAGCGGCGATGGGTGCGGTCAGGCCGATGGACAGGGACTTGCCCAAGTCGTTCATCTTGCCCGCCGTGTCGCGCAGCCGTTTCGTGGCGCCGTCAAGAGCTTTGTCCAGCTCTTTCGTGTTGGCGCCAAATATGATATTTAGGATTGCGTCTTTAGCCATCTTTCCTGTTCAGTGCTTTGCTCATCTTGTCGAAGAGCTGGGTGTGCTTGGCCGTGATCTTGGGCGCGGCTGACTTCTTGCGAGACGATGAGTATGGATTGAAGTCCGTCCACTCGTATGCGCGTGAATTCTTTGCTCGGTGGATATTCGCCAGCATAGCCATGACGGCGCTGGTGTGCATCCACTGGAGCTCGTCTCTGAATTCATAGGAGCGCAGGAGTATCATTACCTCTCCGAAGGTACTGCTCCAGAAAATAGAAGGGTCCTTGCCGCGCTCAAGCCAAGCGACGTACAAGGACCTCATGTCGAACGGCTCACCCTTGCCGCTCTCTCCGCTTACTTTTTTTTTGTGTCCAGCTGCAGGGCGGTGAGCACGTCTTTGCTCACGTCGTCCCAGCTGACCGAACCGAAGAGCGCCGCGAACTTGGGGAAGTTCAGCGGCAGCTCTTGGTCGGAAAGGATGGCCTGTGTCCTGACTCCTGCCCATACCAGCTTTGGGAGGTTTGCCAGGGCTTTCTGCTCCAAGAGTTCCTGCAACTGGTCCAGCTGTGCGCCTTCCTCTTCGAGGAAGAGGTTGAGTGCGTAGAGGTTGAGACAGACGTCCACCGTCAGGTCGTCCGTCAGTTGCAGCGAGAACTTGCCTTGGAGCTTATTAGCCATTACGTGTTCAGGTTAAAGGTCGCAAAGTTGGTGTCGAGGACAGCCTTGTAGATTGTGCCGTCGCCTTCAAAGTTAACAGAGAAAGAGGCCACTTCGTTCAGACCAGCCGTTTCTTCGTAGCTGGTGATGTACGCCTTGCCCCAGTACATGAGGTCTCCGTCGAGGCCGGTGGTCCATGCAACCTTCACCTTGGTCTTGGCTTTCCACAGGGTGAAGAGGTCGGCGGCGCTGCGGACAGAGCTGCTCAAGCCGTACTCGATGAGACCGTCAGCGGTCATGGTCCACGACAGCGAAGAGGTCAGGATTTCGCGCTCGCCGTCGTTGTCTTTGGTGGTGGCGTCGATGACTTCCATCGAGCCGCTGAAGGTGCCGGAGGTGGCGCAGGCTACAATCTCCCAAGTGTCGTTCTCGGCGGAGGTGACGTCGCCGTAAGTTCCTCCGCTGAAGGTGCCGCTGTTGGCGCTTTCGTTAGAGATGAAGATGCCGATCGCGTTGGACCGGATTTTACCAGTGGTTGCCATTAGGTGGTCGTATTAAAGGGTTTCAGTTGGGAAAGTTCGGGAAAGTCGCCGACTACCTCCGTGGGAGGGAAGCGGTCGGGCTTGTTGGCGAAGCCGCGGAAGGTGTTGATGTTCACCTCGCTCTTGATGTCCACAATCATAGGGGTCTCGCTCTTGAGCAGGAAGGTGAGCTGGTCGGTGCAGCGGCTGATGTTGGTACGGAAGCACGCGTCAAGACCGCTCATCAGCTCGTACTCGTAGCAGTGGCCTCGGTGTTTTTGGCAGGCTTCCACCAGCTTGCGCGAGGTACAGCGTCCGACGTTGGACTGGCCGCGCCCGCTGAAGAGGTGGGTCTGTCCGGTCTTGCTGTCGACGATATAGAAGGCGGCATGTGCCACCCACTGGCGCCCGGCCTTCAACTCCTTGGCCATCTTTTCCGCCCAGTCGTTGCGCAGGATGTTGTCCGAGCAGTACTCCATCAGGTAGTCGAACTGCATGTGGCGCAGCATGTAGCGCAGGCCCATCTCGAACTTGCGCCCGACGGGGTGGTTGCCTACCTCGTAGTGGATGTAGTTGCGCTTCTTGCATACCGCCGCAAGGCCGGGGTCGTCGCCGATGACGCATACCTCCATCTCGATGCCATGCTCGAGGAACTGGCCACGCACGCGGTCGAGCGCGTCCATGGCGATGTTGCGGATGCGCGGCCGCTTGTAGACCGGGAAGTGGACGGCAATCTTCATTTGCTCTTGCGTTGGGTGATGTACCAGTTGTTCGCGATACAGTGCAAGGTGATACCGTCGTAGTCGCGGTCGAGGCTCGCCGAAGCGCTGCCGTCGATGGTGACGGTGGTGTCGGCTGTGGCTGGCGTGATGGTGACCGTACGCTGGTTAGAGAGCCGGTCGCCGGTCTTGATGCGTATCTCGCGTCCGCTGTTGGAAGCTACGAGCGGCAAGCGCAGGGTGGCCGAGCCGTTCGTCACCGCGGGCTTGTAGTTTAAGAAGATGAGGTGGTCGTCGTCCGCTACGCTCAAGGTCTCGCCACCATCCAGGCTCACCACCTTCGGCTCGTCGTAGACCGCTCCGTAGATGTTGAGGTTGCGCGTAGCTGACCACTCCGTGTTTCCTGCGTTGCGCTCTATGCGCATGTAAGAAAGAGGGATTGCGGCGCTGACGTCGTAGATGTCGTCGAGGTACAGCTCGCCGAGGTCGGCAAGGGCGGAGGGCACGGTGACGTTGTCGCGGATGACGCGCACGTCGTAGGTCTGCGTCAGGGTAAAGAGGTCGATGGCCTCGAAGACATCGGTGGCCTGGTTGGTCAGCCGGATTTCTGCGATGGTGTTTCCGCCGTAGCCGTCGAGGGCGGCACGCACCAGCACCGCCAAGGCGTTGGCATCTTTGGGCTTGTCCTCGATGATGGTCACCTGTACGGTGTTGGTGTCCATCGTGCTGGTGCTGTCGTGCGTGTCGGCAGGGTCGGTGCTGATTTGCTGCACCACGATGGCCGGGATGGTACCACCTTCGAGCCGAGACAGCGGGTAGATGCGGTCGGAGGTGGTGATGGCCGTGACGTTGGCGTCTGCCTTGAGGATGTCGATGACGAGGTTGATCATGCGAAGCCTTTCTTGCGCTTGTAGCGGTTTATGATTTTCATGGCGTCCCGGTTGAAACGCTCCACCGCCACGTCGCCCTTGCTGTCGAGCACCTCCTGATAGATGTCGTGTCCGGCAAAGCCTGGGTGCTTAATCTTTTGGATGCGGTGGATGTAGCCGCTGCGCTCGTTGCGCACCATGAAGCCGCCCTTGCCGGTCAGACGGCGGCCGTCTCTTTCGCCGTACTTCTTGGGCCGTGGCTTGGCCCCTACCGCACGGCCCAAGCCGCCGGTCCTCACCTGCGGCGCGCTGCCCTTTTGGATCAGGTGGTTGTATTTGACGGGTGCGAAGGTGGTGGGTGATGGCGCATCCATGAACGTGGTGACCGGCCGCACGCTGAAACGCTTGTTGGCTGTCTTGAGCACCACGTAGGGAGAGTACCGCTTGACGTTACCGCGCACGACGTGCTGCGACTTCGACCACGAGCCGGAGCCGCCGAGCTGCTTGCCCAGGCGCTTGGCCTCGTTGCGCAGGACGGAGGCCGCGTTCACCTGGGCCGTAGCTACGGCGCCGCTCTTGAGCTCCAGCGGCAGCTCCTTGAGCGCCTGCTCGATGGCTTTGACGCTGCTCGCATCTACACGCACGTTGAAGCCTGCCATCAGTTCCGAAGCTCGGTAAAGACGCGCAGACCTTCGCGGCGGCCGATTTCCTCCACGCCTACGATGTAGTAGTACTGGCTGTTGTACAGGATGCGCATCGTGGAATTTACGGTCGAGCGGTAGCGCATCGTCCACTGCGTACGGGTGAGGGCCGTCTGCCGGTCCACCTCCACGACCTCGCCGGAGCCGCGGTCGAGCTTGTCGGCCCATACGGTGGCCAGCGTGGTCCACGTCACGACGTCGTAGTTCCAGTCGTCCTTCGTCACCGTTGGCTGCTCGATGACGATGCGGCGGTCCATCTTGCCAATCCTCATGCGTAGACGCGGTATGTGGACAGCAGCGCCTGCACGCCCATAGGTAACTCGGTAGCGATGGTGCCGGTCACAACCTGCTGCCGGTTCTCGTAGTAGTGGCCGCACAGCAGGCGCATAGCCTGGAGGATAGGACCGGGCACCGTGCTGTGCCCTGCCGTCGTGTTGATGATGACCTGGTTGTACCGCTCGAGGTAGACGGCCGGAGGCGCGTCGAAAGCGATGCGCTGGGGCGATCCCACGAGGTCAGCATACCAGCGCGCCGTCGACAGCGTCTGAAGCACGTTGTCCACGTCGTAGAACTGGACCGACGAGATAGCCGTGACCGGCCCGGCAGGGAACTGGTTGTCCTCAAAGGAGTCCATGTAGAAGGTCACCGTGCCGGAGCCGAAGAGGCGGCCCGTGTATTCCTCGCACGCCTGGCGTGCCGAGGTAAGCAGGAAGCCGAGCGTAGTGTCGTCATCGTTGCCGTCAATCCTCAAGTAATTCTTGAGGTTGGTGAGGCTGATGAAGTTGGTGTCGGTAGGCTCCGCCGCGCGGCTGTATCGCATAGTCATAGGTCAAAAGTAAGAAAGCCCGGGGGAGTGCCCCGGGCCTTCTCTATGGTGTCAGCTCTGCAAGGATTATGCGCCCACCGTGAACCGGACGTCGCCCGTGTGTGCGAAGTCGGCGTCGGCGTACATGTTGAGGATGAGGCGGGTGATGCCCGTCGCAGCCAAGGTGTACGGGTCGATGACCAGGTCGGCTGCTCCGCCGCCCCAGTATGCCACGTAGCAGTTCTCCATGTTCGCGATAACAATCGGAACGAGGTCAGCCTCGTTGCTGATAGCCGTCGATGCCGTGCTGTTTGCGTACACTTCGGAGTAGATGTCGTACGATGCGTCGGTGATGAGGCCGGCCGCTGCGAGGGAGGTGCCGTATGCCTGGTATCCGAAGATGGCGTTGTCCTGCATGATTGGAATAGCGCCGCCGGAGACCGTCGGAGTGTAGCGTGCCGTAGCGAGCAAGCCGTGCGACGTGATGAACGCCGTGCTGTTCGTCAAGGCGTTGGCGTTGCCGAGGGCTCCGATGAGGCCCGATGCCACCTGCGAGGTCAAGCCTGCCACCGTAGCGGCTGCCGTTTCGTTACGCTTCACGAACGTAGAAGCAGCAGCAGCGATAACCTTCACAAGGAACATCTCGTCGATTTGCGCGGCAGAAGCCCGTGCGAACTGCCGCTGAACCGTAGCGTCGATGCTTTGGTTCATAGCTGCCAGCAACTCGTTGGTGATGTCGATACGCGAAGCCACGCGCTGTGGGGACAGCTGGCGCGCTGCGATAACTGCTGCACCCGTTGCCGATGCGGTTTCGTTGATGATGTCCGTGCCGTCGTTGAGGGAGGGCAGGTTGATGTTTCCAGCGAGGCCGCGCAGGACGTTGGCGCCTGCCTGCTCGAGGATAGGGGTCGGGACGAGCGCCTCGAGGACGTTCGTGTTTGACTGGCCGGGGACGTTCGTGCCGCCGATGGTCGACGTGTTCCGCAGGATGAAGCCCGGAATCTGTGCCAAGCCGCGGACGCCTACGCCTGCATTCTTCAGGTCGGATGCTGCCTGCTGGCTCATCTCCGCCTCGAGGCCGGTCAAGCGGCCGGTCATCGACTCGCGGACGAGCTTGCTGATGGAGTAGCGCTGCTGGATTTTCTCCTGCTCGAGCACCTCCGGCTGCGGGGTAGCAGCGGAGTAGGCAGCACGCAATACCTGCGCCTCGGTCTTCTCGGCGCGCTCAATTTTTGCGTCGAGCGCCTCGATTTCTTGGTGCAGGTTGTCTACGGCCGTCTCTTCGGTTTCGTTGAAGGACCGCTGCATCAGCTCGGCCGATTCGGTCAAGCTCTTCAGCTGGTTCAGCTTGGAGGCGCGCAGCGCCTTCATGTCGTTGAGGTTCATGTATGGAAGGGTAAAGGGTTTCGGGTCAAAGGTAGTATCTGCCGAGATATTGGTTTTCCGGCTTTGGTTTTCCTCCGGCATGTCGTCCGGCATGTCGTTGGGCATCTCTTCGGAGACCTCCTCGGTGTAGTCGTCAATCATCGCCTTGATGTCGTCCAGCGATTCGATGATGTCCTCGAGCAGGTCGTCGGTCTTCTCGTCGCGCTCCTCTACTTCGGTCGGCAGGAAGTTGATGCCGCGGGCCGCCATACGTGCGGCGACGGTGGTGGTGGGTGAGGCGGGGTACGTCACCGGGCTGACGTCGTACAGCTGGCCCACGCGGGTGATGGTGCGCATGCTGCGGTCCTTGTTCCACTCGTCCTCGGAGATGGTAAAGGCGAAGCTCGACTGGGTGATGTCGCCGCGCTTGATGAGCTTGTAGAGGTCGCGCCCTTCGCTGGTGTCGGCGAGCATAGCACGGTAGTGAAGGCCGCGCTCGTCGATGGTCAGCTCGAGGGTGCCGTTGGTGGTCCGTGCCAGCGGGACGCCTGCGTGGTTGATGAGCAGGCGTACGTCGTCCTCGGTGCGTCCGTTGAAGGCGCCGGGAGCTACGCGCTCCTGGAAGTAGCCCAGGTCGTAGGTGTCTCCGAAGACGGAGGCGTAGCCGCTGATGATCATATCCTCCGAAGCCCGCACCTCCATGGTACGCACCTCGACGTTCGGGCCGTAGATGTTCCGCAGCTCTTGCTCGCGGTCGTTGTTGTTCTCTTGCATCTGTTCAGCTTTTGTCGTTGTACTTGAGAGCCATGATTTCATTGCCGTGCACGTTGGTGTTCAGACGCAAGTCCAACACGTACAGGTCCAGCTCGCGCTTCATCATGGCAAGGCGGTCTGCGTGCCGCTCATAGATGTCCTCGCACACCAGGACACCGCCGTCGGTCAGCAGGGCAGCGTAATTTTTGAGGAACCAAACCTGCGACTCCCAGGTGTGCGGGCCGTCGTCGATGATGACGTCAAAGTACCCTTCATCGTGAAGGAGCATAGCAATAGCGTCTTCTGTGTAAGCGTCGTACAGCGCGTCCCTATAGATTCTGATGTTGTCCTGATTCAAGGCGAAACGCAGCTCCATGTTTGCGGCGTTGTTGTCAATGCCTACTACGCGATTGATGTATGGAAGACCGGCGAGGGTATGGATGCTGGCGCCTTGAAAGATGCCAATTTCCAAAACCTTCAGAGGCCGATTCTTGCGCATTAGCTGCTCGGCGAAGATGAAGTCGTACACCCTGCCGTAGCTGTGGTACGTATTCTTGTCCGAGCCGTTGGACGTAAAAATTTCGCCCACGTTGCAGTGCTGGTACAGCGGGTTGCCGCAGGAGCAGGCTGGTGCTTCCGCAATTACAGCAGCTGCTGGGGCTTTCTCCGTTTTTTTCTTATACGCCATCGCTGCTGATTTTCGTGCTGTAGTCCGACATGCTGCTCAAGTCCAGCTGGTTCACCTGCACGAGGTGGATGTCGCCCTTGGCGCCGATGGTGTTGTAGTCCTCCATCGTGCGCACCTCGTTGATGGTGAACACCCCGTCGGTGAGCATTTGGTGGTAGTAGTCGCTGCGCGCTTTCGTGTCGCCGCGCAGCAGGTCTTGCATGTTGAACTTGGCGAAGTAGTCCTCCCGCTCAAACTCGGGGATGAGCTTGAGGTTGACCTCCTGCTCGATGCGCGTGGCCCACGGCACGATGGTGTGTCGTGCGAAGTTGCGGCCCTGCTCTTCGGTATTGCTGAAGGTCGTCTGCGTAGCAACTCCTACGATATACGGCGGGACGCCCATGATCGTGCAGATGGTCTCGTCGCTGTAGCGCCGGGTCTGTAGGAACTGCGCCTGCTCGGGAGGCAGGGAAATCTGCTGGTACTTGAAGCCAAACGGCAGCACCTTGACGCCGATGCCGCCGGTCTGCCACGACCGCCGCACCGCGTCCATCTGCTCGTTCTTGATGGGGTTGTCGGTGGACAGGATGCCGAGCATGGAGCCATCGGAGCCAAAGAAGTCGGCGCCGTAGTTCTCTGCTGCCTTGGCGATGCCGATGTTCTCCTGGTGCAGCTCGATAGGTGACTTGCCGTTCAGGCAGCTGACGGCGAGCACGTCCTCGTACCGGATGTCGCCCAGCTCCGCGTGACGCACGAACAGCATGCCGTTCATGTTCATCAAGGTGCAGTCGTTCGTGTGCAGGATGTGCAGGTCGGTCGGCCGCCCGTCGAAGGTGTTGCGCTTGATGTGCGCGAAAGCACGGCCGTAGACCATAGCCATCGCGGTGATGCTCTCCCAAAACTCGTAGGGCGTTTGGTAGTCGTTGGGCCGTACGGCGCACAGCTGGTGGGCCGGGTGGTTGTACGCAAGGCGGCGGCCGGTGTCGATACGCTCGAGCACGTTGAGGTTCATGTAGCCCAGCGTCTGCGAGATAGCACGGACACAGGCGTACACGGTGGCCACCGTCATGGCGTTCTCTTTCCCTACCATAGCGCCCGAGCGGGTGCGCATGGTGTAGGCCGTAGAGTTCCAAAACTCGTTGTTGCCGGTGTAGGCAACGCGAGCACGCCGCTGGAAGAGGGATAGGATTCTCTCGAACATTGCGCCGAAGGTACGCTATAGGAAAAATTCCCTACAGCGTGACCACCTCGTAGATGACGTCGTCGTCGTCGCTGTTGAGCTTGCAGCCGAAGGCCATGATGGAAGCCACCACCCCGTCGACCATTTGCCCGTATTTGGTGCGCCCTTTGGTGACCTTGATGTTGTCGGCTGCGTCGCGGTCGAGCTTCACACAACCCATCTGCCAGCGCAGGCAGGCGTTGCCGCCGTGGATGACGGTGCCCTTCACCACCTCCATCTCAAACATCTTGGTGGGCATGCTGATGTCGAGGAAGCCCTGGCCCATCGGCTGCATGTCGATACCCGCGTCGATAAGTTCCGGGACGATGTAGGTGGAGAAGCGGCGGTCGTAGGCCACGGCTGTGATGTTGTAGGTCTCCGCCGCGCGGATGATGTGGTCGCGGACGGTGCGGAAGTCGGTGACGTTGCCGGGCGTGATGGACAGGTCACCGTCGCGCTGGAAGCGCAGGTAATCCACGCCTTCGCTCTTGCGCATCTTGGTCCGCTCCTCGTTGACGAACTGGTGCACCTTGAGGTAGTGCACCTGCACCACCTCGTCCCAAAAGAGCAGGGCGAAGGCGGTGAGGTCGCGCGTGCTGGCAAGGTCGAGGCCGCCCCAGCAGGGCAGCTTCTTGAGGTAGTTGTCGTCCGGCAGCGGCCGCGCTCCGCGCATGAACTCGTGGTCCGTGATCCAGGCGACGTCGCTGCCGGTCCATATGTTCAGGTGCAGGCGCAGGAACGTGTTGAGCACCGCCGGGTTGGCCTTGCATTTGGCGACCTCCTGCTCGAAATATTCCTTGCGGCAGATGGAGCCATAGCCGGGGTTCGCTTTCTTCCATGTCGCCTCTTGCGTCCAGTCGTCCTCCTTGGCCGCGCGGTACAGCACCGGCAGGAACGTCGGGTCGTCCACCTCCCCGTTGAGGACGCGCTCGGCGTAGTCGTGCACCTCGTAGCAGATGGAGTTGGTGTCGTAGCCTGCCGTCGTGAGCATGATGATGAGCGGCTGCTGGCGTGCTGCCACCGACGTGGTGAGGACGTCGTACAGCTCGCGGTCCTTCTGCGTGTGTAGCTCGTCGAAGAGGACGGCCGAACAGTTGAAGCCGTGCTTCGTCCGGGCCTCGGCGCTGATGGATTTGTAGAAGGAGTTCTTGTAATAGATGGCGTGCTGTAGCGTCTTGCAGCGTGAGGCCAGCGACTTATTCTGCCCGACCATAGCGGCGGCGATGTCGAAGACGATGCGCGCCTGGTTACGGTCTCCTGCCGCGCTGATGATTTCGGCGCCAGCCTCCTGCTCCGCCACCAGCAGGTATAGGGCGATGGCGGCGGTGAGGTTCGACTTTCCGTTCTTTCGTGGGATTTCGATGTAGCAGGTGCGGTACTTGCGCAGCCCGTCGGCGCGCTTCCACCCGAACAGCGGGCGGATGATGTCGTCCTTCTGCCAGTCCTCGAGCAGGAACGGCCCTTGGTGGCCCTTCACGTGCGAGCAGAACTGCTCGATGAAGTTCACCACCCGGTCGGCCGCCTCGGCGTCGTACCAGTAGCCGGGGTCAGCCGAGGAATTTGTCGAGCTCATCCTCTTCCATCTCCTGGTTCATGCTGCCTTCTAACGACCGCACGATGGAGGTCTTGCGCTGACGGTTGTCGCGCAGCTGCTGCCACTCCGGCCTGCTCCTCATGTACTGGTCGCCGCTCTTGCCGGTCACCGTATAGGTGGTGCCGTACTTGCTGATGAACGACTGGAGCATCTCCTCCTCCACCTCCACGCAGGCCAGCGTGTAGATGAGCGAGCGGATGCCTGGCGTGATGATGCCGCGCCGCTGATAGTCAGCACATAACTGGTCATATCGCTCGCGGATGTCGGGGTGCATTTCCATTGTTTTTTTTCTTGATGTTTTCTATTTGTCCCAAAAGGTTGTCAATACCATCAACGTACAATCAACA